ATCGAATATCTGCTCACTCACGCCTTTGACAAAAGAGAACATAGACTGCTGGTCTATTGCCATGCCCGTTGCTGTCATATCCTTTGAGCCTTTCACATCGCTTGTAGACGTTTGAAGGTGCAGAATTGAGCGCGCTTCTTTGGTATCAATATCCACTTGCTCGCGCACGAAAGACATTGCGTTGGTGGATGGCTCAACGTATTCGACAAGTGGGTAGTTGCTCGCTTGCCCTTCGCTGAATCGGTCTGAATCAGTCCAGAGCAAAGTACCCATCGGGCTAACTGGGCGATATGCCCCTGTGCCTTGACACGCCCCACACGTACCTACATCCTTACCCGTTTCAATAGAAATTAAATGCCCGTTTTGGCAGTTGCTTACCTCATCGTGGAACTCACACTTTGAAGCCTTCATTATCCTAAATGGAAACGCGCTATTGGCAATGGATAGCTGCAAGTAATTGCGATTTGTTAGGGCTAAATTCAGCAGACCAACCGCGTAATAAAAAGGACTTACCCAATAGATACTGCCATCAGGTGAAATCTGTGGAACTCCTTTCAATTCGATTACAGGAAGTATGCCCTCACCATGCGCAAAGTATTCAAATATCGCGTAAGTGTTTTCCGTTTGCCTACCTACTTGCTCAATTCTCCAAATGGTTTCGCGGGTATACAAATACATAACCCGCCCCATTCTATGTTCTTTTCCGTTGTACTCGACCCGTGACATTTCAGAACTAACACAAAGGGCATAGTGGCCGCTTTTGTAGTCGATTACTTTGTCGCTGGCATAGTAGTATATCGTTGGCTCAAATAGCTTTTGGTCATCAACTCTACTTTCGCCATCCTCACTTTCTACGTACTCAAAACCATGAGGCATAACGGCAACTAAACCGTTTGCATCTTTTGTTTTAATGGAAGGTAATACGCCTTTCACAAAGGTTTCAACTGACCCGTAAATAGGCAAATCGGTAAGTAGGTATTTCATCAAATCCTCACTACCTTCCTTTGGTATTACTTGCCAGTTGGAATCTATAAACGCCCTACCAATAACGGTTAAGTAGTCTTGAAATACTTGCGATGTTGTGTTGGTATAATTGTCCTTAATGTATTTCTGCTGCTCAAGGTCTTGGTTCGGGGCGCGGTTTCTAAATAGCTTTTCGGGGAATACGTTAGGGTCGGCATGGACAAGTATAGAATTGCGCTGCTCTATTGCGGCAACGTAGCCATCCCGATACTTAGGAATTTCGCCCTTCTTAGTGAATTTCTCAACTTCCAGAACATTATCTAATAACCGCCTAACATCGACCTCGTTCATGCTGCTTTTTCCATTACGATATAAAAGTCAGTCAATTGGCAGCCTGACTTCTTGCCGCCACACCGCCCCCGTATTGGCCTATCTTGAGGACGTATCTTTATATTTCGTGCCATGCCACAAAGTTAGTTAATTTTTAACGTGTGCTTTCTTTGCCGTTTATTTCATCCGTCCAATGCTCGCACATTTCGATAATCATGCTTTCAAATGTGTAGGTTGGTTGCCATCCTAATTCTGTGCGCAACTTTGTAGAATCGCCTTTCAAGTATGGCAGCTCCTCCGCGCGTAAGTATTTCGGGTTAAGTGTTACATGGTCGCGGTAATTCAAATCAAAGTAACTAAACGCCAACTCGCACAACTCCCTAACCGTGTGCGTTTCCATCATGCTACACACGTAATCAGTCGGCTCGTCAAGTTGTAACATGGCGTGCATCACTTTCGCGTAGTCTTTAGCGTGCCCCCAATCCCTACTTGCATCTAAGTTGCCCAACTCCAGTTTGTCCTGTTTGCCGTGTGCAATCATGGCCGCGCCTTTGACTACCTTATTCGTTACAAAATCAACACCCCTTCTCGGACTTTCGTGATTGAATAGAATGCCGTTACTCAAGTGCATACCGTAAGCCCTACGATAATGCCTGACTACGTTGTATGCAAATACCTTGCTGCACCCGTAAGGGCTAACAGGATTTAGCGGTGTTCTTTCTCTTTGGTAGCCATCGGCATCACAACTAAGCCCAAACATTTCGCTACTGCTTGCTTGATACATTCGCGCATTCGGGCAAACCCTCCGCATTGATTCAAGTAAGTTAATTACTCCAACGGCATCGGTTTGAACAGTAAACTGTGGCACATCAAAGGAAATGCGTACGTGTGATTGTGCGGCTAAGTTGTATACTTCATCGGGTTGAACGTCTGTTAATATCCGTTCCAAACTTAAAGGGTCGGTCATATCCCCATAATGCGTGTGGAAATTCGGGTTTGAGTAACACAACTTTAGCCGCTTACTTTCTTGCACGATGTTTGAACTCGCCCGAATCATTCCGTGTACCTCGTAGCCTAATCCAAGAAGGTACTCGCATAGGTAGCTTGCATCTTGACCAGTGCAGCCGCTTACAAATGCTTTCATATCGGAGTACATATTATGTCCACTTGCGCCCCTTCCAATCCCTCATTTTTGTAAAGGTTGCGGTACTCATATCCCATAGAATCAAGTAAGGCAAGCAAACTCGCGCGGCTTTCGCCTTGCCTTTCAAGAGCGGTTTCGTTCACCTCGATTAACATTGTCGGGGCAAATTTCTTAATAGTTAACGCTGCGCCTTTTAACGCTTTAACTTCCATGCCTTCGCAATCCATCTTAATAAAGTCGCATTCGGGTAGGTTAATTGAATCCAAAGAAACGCATTGGATATTGCCCTCTGCGATTGCGTGAGTAGCCCCAGCGTTAATGTCGTGGGCTAATCCGATGGTGTGTTTCTTATCGCTTACACCGCGTTTAAAGCATACTACATTATCCTTGCCCTTCAAGTTATACTCCAAGCATTCAAAGGCTTTCGGGTTTGGCTCAAATGCGTAGACAGAACCGCGCGACCCGACCCGATTAGAATAGGCAATGGTATGATCACCGATATAAGCCCCAATGTCAACTACGGTGAACCCGCGATGGATAAATTCATCTAATAGCGGCAACGTACTGCGGTCGTGGTCTAATCGTTGGTTCTCAATTACCCACTTGCTTATGTGAGTATCGTCCTCAATTAAAGATACTTTTTTACCGTTTGTAAATTCGTGTATAATCATTTTATTGCGTTTAGAACATCGTTAGTAATTCCGCCCCAACTCCAGAACTGCATGGCTTTAATCTTTGGCATATCAGCCCCGTTGGTATCTTTGAAAACATAACCTTTTGGCTCATGTACTTCGGCAAATGCACCCATCACATTAAATTCCGAAAAGGAACGATAAGGCACACGGCTTAGGTAAGTGAACAGCGGTAATTTGTGAACTTCCTCTAAATACATACACACGTTTTTGAGAGTCTTTGTGTTGTAAACTAAAGGCATCCTTCGCATATATTCCCACTCCACCATGTATTTCATCGCAGCTTCGGTTATCGGTTGCCAAGGACAATCTATTTCGGAGTAACGTGTTTTCCAAATTATCGGTTTGCCATTCTCAAAGTACTCATTAACATCCAAAGGTTCGATTGCAATTACATCGCTATCCCAAAAGACAACAGCATCGGCATCGGTATACTTCCACGCTTCCAACTTGGTTAGCTGCTGCCCAATATATCCATCAGCAAGGTCAGGTACTTGAACCACTCTTTCAGCGGTTAGGTGTTCTAATCCTCGCGGTGTTGGGGTGCAAATAACGATATTACGGTAGCCCGTTACGTGCTTTTGGATTGACGCAAGGGCTAAGTGTAGCCACTCGTAATCTTTGGGATAGGTGCGGCAGACTATGTCAATTGTCATTTGCATTTGGCTTGAATCAATCTAAATACCGTGTTGTTTATATCCTGTGGCCGCCCTCTTTCTAAGTAGTTTTCCACCCAGCTAAAGTGTCGTGTCATTCTTTGCCATTCCTCCGCGTTGTACTGCACTTGGTGTCTTTCGTGCATGAATATCGGTTCTTTAATTAGAAACAACTGCACGCGGCTCATAATGAAGCGATACGGTAGCCAATAATCCCACCACGTTTGCCCCATAGCGAATAGCGTGTGAGGTATCAAATCGTAATAGTCGGAGTGAATAAAGAAAACGTCAAAGCCATTAGGGTATAGCTTTTGGTCTTGAAAATCGCGGTTAAAATCCGTTCGGTTGCAGAATACCAATCCTTGTTTGCACTTGCTGAAATACTCCGATACTGCTCCCCGTAGAATAATGTCGCTATTGATTAGCATTATTGATTCAAACCCGTTATTCCTTGCGTGGTCTATAAATGAGCCAATCAGAATATAGGGTGCTTTGTAAAGCCCTTTGGTTGTAATTGTTACCTCGACAAACTCAATGTCGTAGCGGTCTTTAAGTAGCGAAATTTCGCTGGCCGTATTCAAAGATATAACTCGGCAACCTTGCGCCTTCCAACTTTCAACTGCTTTTATTTGTGCGTCACCAATCGCGTGGCGTGGTGAAATAGAGGTTAGTGCAATCAATTCGATGTGGCTAAAAGTATATCCCGTTCACTACTTAATTCAATCCCGTAGCACCAGCTTTCATCCTTTGAGTTGCTTACTCCATACATAACAGCGTTACAAGGTTTCAGAGTGATGGCAACTACCATCAGCCGTTCTTGTTCCTTATCCATTTTGAGGTAAACAAATTCCCCGATATTGAACTCGATAACGTGACCCGTTTTGGTAAGCATTCGGCAAAATTAAACTATATTCCCAATAGTTTACGGGTTTTTGCATCGGGCTTATAGAATCCTTTAGCTATTGCCTCCTTCAAAGTTTCAATAGGTACGGCTGCTTCGGAAACGGGTAGTATAGAATGCTGGCAATTATACCCACCAGCATAGGCAAAGATTGTACTTGAATCTGTAGCGCGATTCATTCCCGCCCATCCTTTGCCCGTGTTGCATTCACCTAAATTCTCTTTGTTGCCCCAACTTTCAATCTCTTTTCTGTGATACCATTTGCCGTTGCGCTTTTCACAAAAGCATCTGGTCGTGTCCATTAAACCGCCCGTGTAACGATACCACTCTAAGCCTAAATCTGCTGCGATAATCTCGGTAAACGCCCTATCAGTTGTGCCAATGGTATCGGTTACAAGTT